AGTTGTATCGTGGTTGTAATAGTATGTACCCTCTGACAATAGCACCGTTTCTTGAAATGGTTTATTTTGCCCATCCATATAGTACGAATAACCATCCATAAATTCGCCAGTTTCACTTTCTGATGCGTTCAATACATAAGTGCCACCGATTAGATTATAAACGTCAACGTGATAATTTACTTTGTAGTCCGTGTTTATGTCTACATCATACGTGTTGTAAATATCTTGCCACTTTGTTATGTTATAATATTCTCTTACATAAGGCGAAATATTATAAAAAGTTTTAGTGTTATTAGATGCAGGAATTAATTTAGATAGTGTGTATTGTGGACTTGCTGGTTGGCTTCCTGTATTCCATAAGTAAATTTCTATTTTGCTTCCTGTTTGCGTAGCGTCATCCACTTCAAATATGTAAGGACTTCTTGATAAATTCATTTTAGTTTTTTAAAGTTTTCGTCTGTAATTTGATTAAATAGTTTTTCCATATCAAAGCCGAACATTTCCATTAGTTCATCTGGCAGCTTGTTGTAATACTTTTCAAATGGCTTTGTAAAAAATAAGCTTGGCTTTAATCCTTTGGAATATATGCTTCGTGCTATAATATAACCCATACTCTTATGGCTCATAAATCTACCTGTCTCTTTGTCTTTCCATTGAAAGCCTTTACGCTTTGCCCATTTAGCCATAATGCCAGACATTCCACCACTTGCCTTTCCTATAAGTGAACTATTTGTTCCAAACTTATATGGCGATTTGTTTTGTCCGTTTCCTTTGTTAGAACTTTTATTTCCTTTTACACCTTTGTCTTTATAAAATCCGTACTCATCCATCTCAAAAGATATTTGAATACTATTTTTAGATTCTTTAACATAACCTTTTAAACTATTCGCAAGATTCCCTGTATCTCTTGGAATACCTTTCTTTGCTTCACGGATTACATTATCCTTAAAGTCATCTAATAGTGCTTGTATGTTATTGAATTCTGCCATTAGCAAATAGTCATTGAGTTGCCAATTAAAATATCACAGGTCAATGTAGCTCCTGCAAGTTTATTCTCAAACCTTTCTGTAAAAAATTCTGCCGTTGGACTTCCATCTACTTGAAAAGCATCTGTGTATAAAGTGCCTCTTCTTAATAACTCATACACTCTATTCAATACTGCCATCATAGAATTTAATACATATAGTTCGTTATCGTTGCCATCAAACTTATTTGTTGTTTCGTCTTTTGATATTTCTGTAATATCCATTGCCAGAATACTTATGTTGTATCTGATTACGTTCTCTTCAAACGTGGCATTGTTTACAATCAAATGCACCAAAGGAAAAATCGTTTGTTTATTTAAATCCACGTCAAAAATATCTCCTTGTGTAACGGTGTTTATAATTTCATCGTTTTCAAAGTGTGTTTTTAGTTTGTCTATTATGTCGAAGTAGTTCATAGTTATTTCATTTGTCTTTTTAGTTCACGGCTTTCAATTTCGTTTTTTTGTTTGACGAACGATAAATAGGTAAGACATTTAGTAAGTCCGTATTTTGTAACTGTGTCAAACTTTGTAAGGTCGTTTCCAGAGAGTCCATATATTGATGAATACCAACCCCATCGTTTGCCAAACTGAACTCTTTCCGAAAATTCGTTAAATCCTTGCTCTTCGTCAGTTCGTTCCTCAAATAAGTCAGAGTATGATTCAATAATTCTCTTCCTAAATTTTGCAAAAAAAAACTTGCACTTATAGCTACATCTAATGGTGCGAACTTCATTAAGTCCTGCATATCTTCGTTTGGCTCGTATTCTATTATTGAATACTTGTCTTTGTGCTTATCTTTAATTGGTCTGAACATTACTGCCATCGCCTTGTGGTATGTACTCCAATCTTTTAAATGGTGTTCAATATCTACATATTCTCCGAAGCTGATGTTTTCCAGATTAGGAATAAATCCGAACTCTATGTTTTTTATTTTAAAGTTTCGTATCAGTTGTGGCTTTTCACTAAACACATCTGTAAAGTGCTTTATCAATCCGTTTAAATCTTTTAGTTTAATCTTTGCGACTTCTCCTAATTGTAATCCACAGAATATCTGTATCATTTTATTTGCAATTAGTTCTTCATCGTTGCTCTTTTCTTTCATAGCTACGAACTCTTGATACCTTGATAGAGGTATTTCAGATAGTGAGTTTGGTAGCAATATATCTAACTTCATATTATAATAACTTATTTTTCGTTTTTTTGTAGTTTACAGAATATTATAGCTTCCGTAATTCTTATTCATTCCTAACGTTTCCATCTCGTGATATCTAACGGCATCAATGGCGTGGTTGAAATTGTCTATTGGTTTGTTTAATCGCTTTCCTGTCTTGTCCGTGTCCCAGCAATATGAACGAAGTTCTTTGATTAGGTTTGTGCTATTAGACGTCACTAAATAGTTTTCACGTTGCATTACATCTATTCCGTAGTTAATGCTATCACGACCTTTCGTAACGCCTTTTATTGTGATGCCATACCTTTGTATATCTGCTATACTTTTTGGTTCTGCACTATCTGCATAACACGGCACGTTGCTTGGAAGTATTTTTGCTATGTCGCTATTCAGTAATCCTGTTTGATAGGTTACTTCGTTTAGTATTCGTGTTTCGTTATGTTTGTATACTTCGATTATAGTTGTAGGGTCGTTTGTATATCCGAAGTCAATTCCTATGCCTATAAGTCTTGCTTCGCTTGGTATTGTATCAATCTGCTTCCAGTTGCCGAAAACGATGCCGTCAAGTTTTCCCATAACCCCGTTCACGTAAACATCCACCCAGTTTCGCCAGTAATTAGAAGTTTCTGCTTTCTTTATGTTCTTTTCAATTTGGCTTATGATTCCATTATCAAGTGCTTCATTGTCTTTGTAAGTAAGTATTATCTTTTCTGAATCTTCTTGGTCTTCAAGTTCTGTTTGTACCCAAAATTCTGCAGTTGGATTGTAATCTAAAAATACTTCGTTTTTTGTTCGTATAGATAATTCGTTGTAAGACTCAAAGCTTACAGAGTTACATTCGTTTATGTAAAGAATACTTCTACGTCCACCACGCAGTTTACTTGAATCGTCTGCACTAAAAAACTCTATAAAACTACCGTTTGCAAATTCGTATTTTAGAAGTGACTTGTTAAATCTGTCATCTACAAATCTGTTTATTGATTTCATAATCTTTACGAAATCTCTTAAAGCACCTCTTCTTAAATGTGGAATAGATTCTGATACAACGCTTATTTCTGTGCCAGGTGTTTTGGCTGCTCTATCTATTAAGATAGGAAGTATGCCATAAGTCTTACCAGCTGACGTACCACCTTGAACAATCTTAATTCGTTTTTTTAACGCAAGTATTTTATTGATTGCCGTCGTCCTTTGAAACATCTGGAAAAAGTGGTTGCTCTATATTCGTTTGTTCTATCTGTTCTTTTAAGCTATTTAATCGTGCAGTAATGCTTGGATTGTATTGGCCAACCATTCCACCTTTTATCTGGTCGTCGCGTATTTCCTTGCGTATACGTGTAGAGATAGTACTGAAATCTTCGTATCTCTTTTCTGTATTCTCCAAATAATGCTTTGCCGTAAAGTTAAATTTCTTATGGCAGTATAGTTCAAAGCCTTCTATTGTTAATGGAACTTCTAAAGGTTCTCCTACCATATCTCCTGTTCTTTGGTTTAAGTGATACTTAAATCTTGGATTCGTTTTTGTGTAGGTTTTGTATGCGTCAAAAATGTCTTCCAACTCTTGTGCATCCTTTAAGCTTTTTGGTCTTCCTTTTTTTGCCATAGTATTTATTTTTCTTCGTAAGTTTCGTATACTTTCTTTATTCTTCCGTTAATATCTCTTAAACAACTTGCACAAGTAGTATATTGTTGTCTAGTTTTAAAGACTCTATTGTAAATAACTAACAAGTCACGTTGTTCGCTTGGCTTCATTCTATTGCTATCTTTTGAAAACCATTCTTTTAGAAATTCGTATTCGTCTTTTTGTAGGCACTGGGGTTTAAATCTTCTTGGAAATAATGCGTTTAATATTTCCTTACGTTCATCACATCCACAGTCATCTCCTGCCAACCATTTAATAGCTTTCAATATTCCTGTAGCTTCTGTTACCTTTTCGATAACGTCGCCTAAACCCTCAACAGGTTGCTGCTTCTTCCAGTCTTTATACTCTTTGCTTCTTTTGTCTAATCCTAAATAGTATTCTTCGTTTTTTTCCATAATTATATTAATTCGTAATCTTCGTTTTTATAGTCTTCGTAATCTTCTGCAAGATTTTCTTTTAGTTTTCCTTTGCAGTATTTTATTGTTTGAAAAATACTACTTGTGCTAATTCGTGTTTCATCAGCAAGTTCTCGCATACTCATTCCACTATCAAAATAATGTTTGAATAACATTTCATCGTACCAGTGCCACGATTCAGCTTCTTCTTTTACTCTTCCAATCATACTACTGAAAGCTTCTTCTTTTGATATATAGTCATAAGTTACGCCAATGTCTTTACGTTCTTCTATATTAACCATCTGATGCTTGTTTCGTTCTTTTGTCAAATCTTTAAATATGTTTCTTAACGTAAAATGTATGTAGGCTCTGTTAAGTTGTCCGTTTTTTTGTATGACCTTTTCTCTGTCTGCGTACTTGTGTAATCTAATGTACATTTCTTGCACTATATCTTCTGCGTAGAAGTCTTCTCCGTAGCTTTGTACGATTCTCAAATAGTCAGCGTGAAATTTGGCAACTTCTTTTAACCAGTTCATTGATTAGATATTAAACAAATGTAATGATTATTTTCTAATAATGTATAAACGAAGTTTTCAACAAATAGTTGTGCATAAAAAAACCCCTCATTTTATAGAGGGGTGAAACATATGTTTTAGCGTTACTTTGGGTTCATTCACTTTTCGCGCTTTTTTCTGTACAGATTTTTAAAAAGGCAATCCATCTAAATCAGAACGTTGTGCATCGTGCTTTGCGTCTTCGTTGCCACCAGCTTCTACTTCTGCTTGGTACGGTTTACTAAACTTTGCACTAAAATACTTTACACCACTTTTACTTTCGTTTAGCCATAGTGCTACTTCTTTTTCTACACCATCAATAAGTGCTTTACCTTTGTAATCTGGATGCGAATCCGTTTTTTTGTAATCGTTTTTGAAGATTGCTCCTGTGTTGTTCTTTTGTTCCATAACTTAATTTATTTATTTGTTTATATATTTTTGTATCCCATATTTTTGAATTCTACACTTTCTACAAGTTCTTCCAACTCTTCTGTATCGTGCATTAACTCAATTAAAATTCTATAAGATGGCTCATACGAATTTTTTTTTGTAGGTTTTCTTTTTGTTGGATTGTTTTTTTTAGAAAAATACAATGGGTCTATAATATGTTTATATCCATTACCACTACCCTCACTTCTAAAATCTGCTATTTCGTCTAAAGTTATTTCGCCATCATTTAAAAACGTAGCACCTTGTTGAAAACCTTTACGATATTGTTTTTCACACATTCTGCATATTTGCAATATTAATTTTTTGCGTAATGTTTTTGGCATTTTGTTTATTTGCTCCATTTACTTTATTGTTTTACTTATAATGTAGGCACTTAACGTCTTTCGTTTACGCCTTGCTTTTTCTTTTAAAAGCTTTTTCTCTTCTTCTGTTACTCTTATTGTAACAATATCAGTTTTTCGTGTTTTCATCTTCTTTGTTTTGGTTTAATAATTAATAACTTCAAAATAACTTGACCAAAAATATACTTGATAAAATATTGTTGGATAAAATATATACCAGTTAGTTGGTTTTAAAGCATCTATATTAAAAAGTAAAGGGGGTAGTGTTAAATTTGTCTCACTTCCAAACGTTATACTTAAAATCATTAATAGATTTACAAATAGTATCGGTGCTGTTATTAAAAATAAAATATCATTTATCATCTTCTTTGTCTATTAAAGTTTTGTAATATTCTCTACATTCTTTTACTCTATCGTAGATTGCTTTTACAACGTCTTTATCATATCTTACTTCAAACGTCTTGATTCGTTTTTCTGTAGGTATATGGTCAAAGTTGTGTCGTGCTTCTACTTCTGCTCTTAACTCTTCAGACTCATCTATTAAATGATTCTTCCAATGCTCACGCCTTACTTCGTCTTCTACTATTTCGCTTGGTGTATTGACTAAACAATATGCAAGAACTGATTTGCGTTTGTTACACAAAGCCATATAACCTTGTAGCTGATAATAGTAGTCTTTGTTTGGTATGTCTTCTGCAAAGAATGGAAACGTTGTTGCATCGTAACTACTCTTAACATCTAAAAGTATTGTGTCCGTGTTTACGTCTGGCGTACCTGTTAGAAAATCATTGTTAAAATGTTCTTCGTTTTTATACATCAATCCAAAATCTAAAACCTCTTGTGCTAATGAAATACTTTCA